TTCAATATTTTCAAGAAAGACATTTTGATGGTGTTTCTCAGACATATTTAAAATATAAAATAACTCAAGAAGATATTGATAGAGGAAGAGCTAGTAAAACAACTGGTCCTGGAGTAGAAACAACGGAAGTATCTGCAAATATAGTGGGGTCTGCAACTACTTTTACATATACTGAAACTAGTAATTATTTACCAATTCCGGATCATGTTATAGGTGTCAATAAGATATATCAATTTGAAGGATCTAATAGCATTTCTAGTGGAATGTTTAGTATAAAATACCAGTTATTTTTAAATGATGTTTATTATTGGGGTTCTACTGAACTTTTAACTTATTCTATGGTTAAAACATACCTGGAAGATATTGACTTTTTATTAACAACTCAAAAGCAAATTAGATTTAATAAGAGGTCTAATAGATTATATCTTGATATTGATTGGTCAACATTAACTGCAGGACAATATCTAGTAATAGATTGTTATAGAGCTTTAGATCCATCAAAATATGAAGATGTATGGAATGATTCATTCTTAAAGCAATACATAACCTCATCAATTAAAAAGCAGTGGGGTCAGAACTTGATTAAATTCCAAGGAGTAAAACTTCCAGGTGGAATTGAGTTTAATGGCAGACAACTTTATGATGATGGACAAAGAGAAATTGATGATTTATTGTCTAAGATGTCATCGACTTATGAATTGCCTCCACTTGATATGATAGGTTAAAAAATATGTTGAATCCATTTTTCTTACAAGGATCTAAGGGTGAACAAGGTCTTATACAAGACCTTGTTAATGAACAAATAAAAATGTATGGTGTTGATGTATATTATATTCCAAGAAAATATGTTTTACAGAATACTGTAATAAGAGAAGTAATAGAATCTAAATTTGATGCTGCTTTTCCTATAGAGGCATACGTTTCTTCATATGATGGATATAGTGGTCAAGGAACTTTATTGTCTAAATTTGGCATTCAAGAGTCTGATGATTTAACATTAGTAATATCAAGAGAAAAATTTGAACTTTACATAACACCATTAATTAAAAATTTACAAGATATTGAAATATCAGATAGACCAAAAGAAGGTGATTTAATATTTTTCCCACTAGGTGAAAGAATATTTGAAATTAAATACATTGAGCATGAATCTCCATTTTATCAACTACAAAAGAATTATGTTTATGAATTGAGATGCGAACTATTCAGATACGAAAATGAAATTATTGATACTAGTATTGAAGAGATAGATACTCAAGTAGAGGATGAAGGTTATATTACAACTGTAGAATTTATTGGTGCAGGAACTAGTGCAAGAGCTTCTGCAATTATGGGGCAAGGATATATTGATAAAATTTACATTGATAATGATGGGTATGGTTACATAACTCCACCATCAGTAATAATAGATCCCCCACAAAATGGTGGAATTCCTGCAAAAGCAATAGCAATAACAACTAGTAAAAATAATACAAATTCAATTACAGAAATTGTATTAACTTTTGCTGGAATAAACTACACCAAACCACCAAAAATAGAAATAGTGGGTTCAACTGGATCAGGAGCTATTGCTACATGTAGTATTGGTTTTGGAACTGCTGTTGTTGGATATAACATGCTGGAATTTGGTAGTGGATATATTCAAGAGACTGCAACTGTAACCGTAGAGGATCCCCCATCAGATAATCCAGTTGGATTCGTAACTGCAATTGGTATTGCTTCTGTAAGAGATGGGAGAGTTTACTCTATAAATGTTTCAAATCCCGGACTAGGATATACACAATTATCTCCAGGACCAGGAGTGACCATATCATTGCCATCAGAATCTATTGGGTTTGGAACTTATATTTACAATGAAATTGTTACTGGTTCAGTATCTGGCGTAAAAGCGAGAGTTAAATCTTGGGATTCAAAAGCATTTAAATTAAATCTATCTCCAATATCCAGTGATACAAATAATATATTATTCTATTCTGGAGAATCTATTGTCGGGTCAACATCTTTGGCATCGTATGTGGTCAAATATTATGATACTAGAGATACAAATGATAAATATTCTGATAATAAAAATATTGAAAATGAAGCTTTTCAAATTTTAGATTTCACAGAACAAAATCCATTCGGTAATTACTAATGTTAGGAACATATTTTTATCACGAAATAATAAGAAAAACTATAATTGGATTTGGGACATTATTTAATACAATCCATATTAAACATATAGATCCAACATCAAAAACTTTATCAGATATTGAGGTTCCATTAAGTTATGGTCCTACACAAAAATTTCTTGCTAGATTGAGAGAGGAAGAAAAGTTAAATAAACCAGTTTCAATCACTCTTCCAAGACTTTCATTTGAAATGACATCAATACAATATGATTCATCAAGAAAGTCTTCAGTAACTCAGACTTTTAGATCTCATGGTGGAAATGATATCAAAAAAGTATTTTTACCAGTTCCATATAATATTGGATTTCAATTAAATTTAATCTCTAAATTTCAAGATGATGCATTGCAAGTAACTGAGCAAATACTTCCGTTTTTTCAACCATCTTTCAATATAACAATTAACTTAACAGATTCTATCAATGAAAAAAGAGATATTCCAATAGTATTAGATAGTATAAATTTTACTGATGATTATGAGGGAGATTTTACTACTAGAAGAATATTGATATATACCTTTAACTTTACTGCAAAAACTTATCTTTTTGGACCTATTTCAGATTCTACAGATGGTCTTATTAAAAAGGTTCAAGTTGATATGTATACTAATACAGATGTAAAAACTGCAACAAGAGAAGTTAGATACACTGTTACGCCAGATCCAATTGATGCAAACCCAGGAGATGATTATGGTTATGCAGAATCAATTGAAATGTATTTCGATAGTAAAGATTATAGTCCAACAAATCAATTAGATAAGTAACAAAATGAATAGCATAAATGATAACAATGATCTTTCTTTAGATGTTGATTTTAATGTATCTGAAACGGAAATAGTAAAATCAAAGAAATCTGATCATATAGATAAAGATTATGATTATGTGAGAGCAAATTTATATTCATTGATAGAAAAGGGTCAAGAAGCTATTAATGAAATTATGGAAGTTGCTGCTGAAGGTGGAAGTCCAAGAGCATATGAAGTTGCTGGACAATTAATAAAAAATGTCTCAGAAACTACAGATAAATTGATAGATCTACAGAAAAAACTTAGAGATATTGATTCTGAAGTTACTAAAACAACAAATAACGTTACGAATAATGCAGTTTTTGTTGGGTCAACTTCAGATTTATCAAAATTACTAAAACAAGGATTTCTAAATAATAATAAGCCAAAAGATTAATAAAAATTCTCATGAAAAAAGACCATGAAATATCAATGGCACATTCTCAGTTAAATAAAACTGTAGAAAATATAAAAAAACTAAGAAAGTCTCTTGGCAAAAAGGAAAAAAATATTCCCGCATGGGTTCAAGCCAAGATTACTGATACTGAACATAATATAGATGCTGCTTCCGGATACATGGATGAAGCAAAAAAGTGCTGGAAAGGATATAAAAAACAAGGAACACAAAAATTATTTGGAAAAACTTATAATCGTTGTGTAAAAGCAAGTTATGAAGTTGAGGGTGATATTCTTGATGAAAAGCGTGATGGAAAATCTGCAAAAGATCCTGGATATTCGTTAAAAGACTGGTTTAGTGGTGGTGGATGGGTTCAGACTGGCGGTAAATATGATGGAAAACCATGCGCAAAACAACCTGGACAGAAAACTAAACCTTTTTGTAGAGATGCAGATGATCGTGCTGCAATGAGTAAGGATCAAAGAAATAAAAGAGCTGCTAAAAAGCGTGAAGAAGATCCCAATCCAAATAGAACAGGTAAAGCTAAAGTGGTAACTGAAAAGAAAGATGCTTGTTATCACAAGGTAAAGTCTAGATATAAAGTTTGGCCAAGTGCATATGCATCTGGAGCATTGGTAAAGTGCCGTAAAGTTGGTGCTTCTAGTTGGGGAAATAAGTCTGAATCATCTGAGGGAATTACATTTTTACAATTCATGTCTGAAGCAAAAACTGCAGCATGGACTAGAAAATCTGGAAAAGATCCTGATGGTGGATTGAATGAAAAAGGAAGAAAATCATACGAAAAAGAAAATCCAGGATCAGATTTAAAAAGACCTCAACCAGAAGGAGGTCCTCGTAGAGATTCATTCTGTAAAAGAATGAGAGGAATGAAAAATAAATTAACTTCAAAAGAAACTGCTAGAGATCCCAATAGCAGAATCAACAAATCACTCAGAGCCTGGAATTGCTAAAATGAAAAAAGATCTATCAGAAAATATCACTATACAAGGTGATTTTAACGGAACACTTAATGTTGGAAATTCATCTCCTGAACCAAAAAATTTTGGAGAGTCTTTTACCGCTGATGTAGTGTGGCAAGGTAATTTGTATAGAATGGATTTAACAAGTGAAAATATTCCAACCAGAGAATCTCTTGGTGAGGAGATTCAAAAAGAATATCCAGGTGCTGTTGTTCATAACATTTATCCATCAAACGTAAGTAACAATAGCACATTAAAAATTACAGGATTAAAGAGATATCAACCAGAAAGATTAACTTGGACTGACTAATTATGGCACAATGGAATAAAAATACACAAGACTATCTCAATCAAGAGAGAACTCTATTTGAGGTTTTTATGTGTGCCGATAGATACGGCAATATTGGAAACTGTGGGATAACTTCTGGACCTACTAGTGGTGGTTCAGATGCTTTTGGTAGAGTGAGAGTATCTGATACTTTCACTCTTGCAGATTATTCTCATATCTATGGGGAAGAAGTAGAACTTCTTACAAAGACTGTTGGTGCAGCATCTACAACTGAGGTAAATCCAAATACAGCATCCATTGCCTTGATTGTTGGAACTGGTGCGGAAGATAAAGTGATTCACCAGTCTAGAATGTATCACCACTACATGCCTGGTAAATCTCAGTTTGTTTTAACCAGTTTTAACTTCATTGATGTGAGAGAAAATACTACAAAGAAAATTGGTTACTTTGATGATAGGAATGGAATATTTCTACAACAAGAAGGAGATGGCACCATTTCTGTTGTGAGAAGATCATATAATACTGGAATTGCCAGTGATACAATTGTCAATCAATCTGATTGGAATCTGGATAGGCTAGACGGAACAACTCTTTCTGGTATTGAGTTAGATTTTACAAAAACTCATTTGTTTGCGGCAGATTTTCAGTGGCTAGGTGTTGGCAGAATTCGTTGCGGATTAGTTATTGGTGGACAGATGATTTATTTCCATGAATTTAATCATGCTAATGTTGAGGAATATGCTTATTGGTCACTACCATCTCTCCCCATTCGTTGCGAAGTTGCTAATACTGGAACTGCTGTAGGTATTACATCAATGCACCAAATCTGCTCTACTGTAATGAGTGAAGGGGGATACGTTGAGACTGGTGTTGAGTTTGGAGCTTTTAGTGGATCAATACCTCTATCCTCATCCAATGGGGCAACAGGTAGGCAATGTGTTATGGCAATACGCTGTAAGGATACATTTAAGGGAATACCAAATAGAACAACAGTAAGAGTGACTGATATTGAATGTTTAAGTGATTCTACAAATTGTAGAATTGAGATTTGGAGACTACCAAGTAATAGCAATATTACTGGTGGAAATTGGATAAGTGCAGATGATGATTCTGCAGTTGAATATAATACAACTATTGGGACTAACTTTATAACAACTGGTGGAGACTTGAGACAAGCAACATTAGTTGCTGCTAATAATCCATCAGGTAAACAAGCATCTGCTAGTGTTGCATTTAATCCAACTACAGCTAGAAGGTCTTATATAGCGCAAAATATTGATTCCAATGATAGTAATATTTTTGCCGTTATTGTTAATAACCTAGATACTAACACAACAACAAATATATTTAATACTATTCAGTGGAGAGAAACTAGGTAATTAATATGAGTGATAACATTTATCTTGGCAATCCGAATTTAAAAAAAGCAAATACCCAAATAGAATTTACAAAGGAACAAATTATTGAGTTCCTTAAATGTAAAGAAGACCCAGTATATTTTGCAAGAAACTATATTAAGATTGTTTCTCTTGATCATGGTCTTGTGCCATTTGAGATGTATCCATTCCAAGAAAAACTTATTCAAAATTTCCATGATAATAGGTTTAATATCTGTAAAATGCCACGTCAGACTGGTAAGTCTACTACTTGTGTATCATATCTTCTACATTACGCTGTTTTTAACGATAATGTTAACATAGCAATTCTAGCAAACAAGGCATCAACTGCAAGAGATCTTCTTGGAAGGTTACAACTTGCTTATGAAAACTTGCCAAAATGGATGCAACAAGGTATCATATCATGGAACAAAGGTAGTTTAGAATTAGAAAATGGCTCCAAGATTTCGTCTAACTCTACTTCTTCATCTGCTGTCCGAGGCGGATCCTATAATGTCATCTTTCTTGACGAGTTCGCTTTCATCCCGAATCACATTGCTGATGACTTCTTTGCCTCTGTTTATCCTACTATTTCTT